GCTTGTTGAAGCTTAATGATCTCGTTCTTGGTCTTGCGCATGACGTGCGTGATGCGGTAGCAAGTATCCAAATCCGTTGTACCGTACGGCAGATACATATCTTCCGCAGGAATAAACATCGACACCTGACGTCCCAAATTGGGATCGTAGTAGACCTTCTTAAATGCTGAGCCTGTAGCTGGCAGTGACCAGAGCATGCGCTCGTGTTCAGCGCGGTACTCCGTCATGACTTCCGTCAATTCGTAGTTCATGTCGTCTTCAACGTTTGCCGCGACTTCTTTCATCTCTGGCGTTTCTTTGCCGATGAGTTTGCTACGCACTGGCCCTTGGGCTGGGAACGTCTCAGTGATTGTCTCTGCTTGGAAGCGCACCACGGCTTCTGTAATCATGGGGTGGAACACACCGCATGCGCCGTTCCAAGGTTCTGTTCTCTCCTCTATTTGGAGGCCAAGTAGTTTCAACCCATCGACGTACGTCTTCTCCCAATCCTTGCGGCCATTCTTGTCGTTGTCAATGTCAGACACCAAGTCACCAGCAAGCGACTGCAAAGCACCACTCTTTATGTACTCGGCCAAGTTATCACTGAAGCCTTCTTCGCCGTCGTCTTCTCCGGGCGTGAGGGTGATCTCCACCCCGTCCATACCAATGGTGACTTCTTCGGGATCAACGATCTCGATCTCCAAGGGGGACTCTTGCTCACCCAGCGCGTCAATGCCCATAGGTTGTTGGTACAGCGCTTTGTCGATGTTCGTTGCCATGTGTGTTCCTAGTAGTATTCGTATTTTTTACGGTGAAAGAGAGTGAGGTCATCTTTCTCGTCCGTATCTAAACTGATAAAGCCGCCTTGCCTAAAGCGTAGCAGCGCCTGTGTTGTCGTATCCACGTAGTCGTCGTGCTCCCCAACTGGGAACGCGGCCATCTCTTCAATCACTTCCCGTGCCCAGCGTGTGTCGGGTGCCCAGACTTTACCTGAACTGAACAAATCTGCAACCGCGTTGACGCGCACCATCTTATCGTTGCCACGGGACGGGCTGAACTCTTGCACAGGTATGCCCAACGCCCTGAGTTCTTGGATCAGCGGCGCACCAGCGGCCTTCTTCTCCACAATGAACGCGTCAGGCTCCCACTCTTTGTAGTTTTTAAGCGCCACCACCTTAAGTTCAGGGAAAGCCATGCGATCTTTAAACGCATCCAGAAGGATAAGTTGGGGGGAGTCATTTTCTTCCTCGTTGTAGAAGATGCCCCACGTTGTACACGCGGAATAGTCGGAGTTATTCTTGGTCTCAAACGCCGTATCCCATGACTGGATGATGTATTCACACCTTGGTGGGTCATCTGGCTCCCAAATACGCCACATCTTGCGGCTCACGATGGCCGAGTTCTCGGATGTGGGCTGCTGCATGTACTGCGCGTTCCAATAACGCGGGTCAATGCTGGCTTTTGTCGATTTCAGCGCTTCCAGCGACCACTGCTCTGGCCACAGGGACTTTTCGTCGTCCTCGTCCTCGTTCAGGATGGCCGGCAACTCCACAATCTCCCATGGAATTGCTTCTGGGTTCTTGGTTTGGTAGTCAATCAGGCGCCCAGTCAGGTCTAACAGCGACCAACGGGTCATCACAATGATAATCCCGCCACCCGGCATCAAACGCTGCAGTGGGCCGGTCTGGAACCAAGACCAAGCTGTATCAAAGGCGAGTCTAGAGTTAGACTTTACGTCCTGTTCCGAGTGAGGATCGTCAATAACGAACAGATCAGCACCACGACCAGCAAGAGCGCCCCCGACACCAGCAGCATAGTACTGACCGCCAGCGCTTGTAGACCACTTACCGGCAGCTTTTTGATCGTCTGCCACCATAGTGTTGGGGAAAACTTCTCTGTATTCATCTGAATCAATCAAATTCCTGATGCGCCGACCAAAATCTTCCGACAAACCCGCAGTGTGCGTGCCCATGATGATCTTCTTCTCGGGATATTTGCCCAAAAAATACGCAGGGAACAGGTAGGACGAGAACTCAGACTTACCCATACGGGGCGCGATGTTGATAATCACGCGCTTTTTCCTGCCCTCGACCACATCTGTAAAGATTTTGGCTAGCTTCTTGTGGTGTGGGCCGATCTTAAAGCCCGGATATACGGCAGTAGCGAACCCCAACATGTTTGTTTTAGCCGCCTGTAGTCTGGCGCGGGACTCCCGAAGCTCCAAGTCTTCAAACAACTCCATCTTTTCTTTGACGCTCATGTGCGGCAAAGCTTTGGCCATAGCCTCTAGCTCAAGTTTACTCAGGGTGGTGAAGTTCTCAGGCTTCATCTGGTTGGTCTTCTGCCACATCAACAACGTCAATCACACCCATGAACCTGTTGAGCTTCTCTTTAATGCGTGTCTCAAGCTCCACATCCGACATCTGGGTCTTCTTGACCTCAACCCGCTCAGTAAACAGCGCCACCTCGGTGACCTTACCGAGCATGTCCAAGGCTTTAAGCCTGATGCGTGCGTCTGGGTGTTTGACTTCTTCTAGGATCTGAGCCACTGCGTAGCCCCGCAGTTCCTTGGCCTGCTCGACAAACGCCCAATCGTAGGCTGTCAGCATCCCAACTAAATGCTGCACTGCAGCAGGAGCCTTGATGTTAGCTAGCGCTTGCTGTGTGTTCTGGGGTGGCTGGCCGGTGACTAGGGAAGCAAAAGAACTTCTTGCCGCCTGAGCGTCTGCCTTGGACTCTACCTCTTCGTCGTCTAACCCCAAGTCTTTGAGCCACTGCGCTGTCTGTACTTGCGCGTCAATGATATCTGCTGGCGCGGCTTGCGCGAAAGGCAATGGCGTAGCCATGGTCGTTGCGACCACGTCCGGTTCAAACTCGCCGTTAATCAGATGTTCAAGCATTGCGTAGGGTTAGTGCTGGCGTCGCACTTGTTGCCTCGTTGGTGTTAGTGTACACTTCTTTTCGGTGATGGCGCAAGTCATTGCTTCTCCTTGATGGTTCAGTTGCCATCTTTTGCCCCGGCTCGCAAGGTCGGGGCATTTTTTTATATAGTGTTGTCCAACGTTTGACATTGCTTCTTGGGAATTTTTTAAAATTTTTAGGGGGTGGGGATCGTAATGTGGGTATTTCGATCCTGTTTTTTGAAAATCTGATTTGCGGTTATGGAACAGTGTTTATATAGGACTGTGACGGCGACCTCAAATAGGGTTGGTGGGGGTAGGGTGGGGTCAACGCCACGCCAAAAACGCCCCCTCAGAGAGCCGATACAGCCACAAAATGACCCCCATTCGTAACATAGAGGTATCGGTTAGGAAGTCCTAGCCGATTCGGGGAGATTTCTCCCCGACATTCAACTTAGTCTATCAAGGAGATAACCATGACTAAAGCAAAACCAGTAGTAGTTACGTATCAACAGTTCGCTAGAGGTGTGGGTGCAACTGATCGCATCACACTAGAGGCGAGCCTTGCATGGCACAAGGAATACCTGAAGCTCGACAAGGAGAAGCAAGGCGAGTGGAAGTATGACTTCGTGTTGAACTATGTGATCGGTCGCTTGTCTACGGATGAGAAAGAGTTCACGTACAAGCAAGCCGAGATTATTTGCAACAAGACTCGGGAGAAACGCACCGCAGATGAGGAGAAGGCGGTCAATGCAGGTGGTAAGAAGTTTGCCTTTCACATTAGTCGCCCCGAGGCATCTGACGGCAAGAAGCCTGCTGTGGCTTTGCCCAAAGGTCTTGTGAGCAACATCGTCACCGAGATTATTGATGCAGGGTTGACCAAGGAACAGTTCGATGAGTTGATCGCACAAGTCAAGGCATCTATTTCTTTCGGTAAATAATCTGGGGAGATTTCTCCCCGATTCCTTCAGGCGGTGCAAGCGTGATGCTTGCCCGCTGTTTCAAATCTTGTCCAACCTAGGAGATCACCATGCAATTATCTGCACCTTTCACCCCCATTGAGTTCTACGATGCGAGCTTCAACACAGGCTCAGCCAACACCTTGTGGTGCGTTCGTGTCACAGGCGCAGTTCGTTACGAGCCAATGCCAATGCCCAAAGATCATTGCGTTGCACCCCCAAGCGACAGCACATTCGACAACATTTCATTCATCTAAGGAGATCACCATGTACGCAATCATCGTTCGCAACCAAGGCTACAACCACGAATACAAAACAGCATCGCAAGTAGATGCACACACGTTGTTCCACGCCCTCACCAAAACCTTCCTTCATGTGGAGATGTGGTCAGGCAACGACATGGTTCAGCAATACAAGAACTGCTAATACTTTGGGGAGATTTCTCCCCGACAGGACTTTCTGTAAGCATAGCGTGCTGTGCTTACGGGGCAAGCCTGCCCATACAACAACTCTCAAGGAGAAAATCATGAGCAAAAGAAATCTCAACCTCATCAAACAGGTCATGTTCCACGCCTATCGTGAGGCGTGTCGTAACAATCGCCCCATGTCAATCATCATTCGTTGAAAGGAAACCATCATGCCAACTCGTGACATATTCAACTACTACATTCGTCTTCGTGACGTGCAACTCATGTGCTTCCAACGCAAGCGCAAGTCATGGGCGAAAGCCCTAGGCGTGCAACTCAAAGACTTGCGTGAAGAATTCCCTCACCTCAAATCATACGACTAAGGAGTCCACCATGACCGACAACAAGTTTCTCATCTGCTGTTTGACCATCTGTTCTTGCGTAGCCCTAGGCGCTGGCTTCGACACAGACGGGCATTACCTACGCCAAGCACTACTCGTGTTTGCAGGCTACACCATCGCTGGTGTTTTCTTTTTCATCAACTCATCTGAGGACTAATCATGCGTAATCTCATACAGCCCATCACCAAGGAGGTGGGCATCATCACCATCAGAGGGCGTGACTACCATATGCAGACCATCAGCTATGGCTCACAGAATCAGGTTCATGTATTCCGCAAGGGTGCGCTACATCTGCGTGGTCTTGTGTTCAACACACAGCAGGAATACGAGGCGTGGCGTAACGGGATGCACCAACTCGACCTACCATTTGGGGAGAAATCTCCCCAAAGCCATCAATAATGAAGATTATTTAGGCAAAAAACAAGACACGGCCAAATGTCCAACACTACAACCCGTGAACTAAGATGCGTGTAACCCCGCAACCCGCATCCACGCTAGCGTTCCGCAAAAACTGTCCTATCTATCTATCTATTTAATATATATTTATATATAGAGATGTATGTATCAGGGGGTGAGCATTTTCCTTTGCTCAAAGACTTTCTTTTTTTGTTTGGCTATAGCCGTTCAGAAATAAGATAGATACATCGGACACTTTTCGTGCTAAGCTAGCACTGGTGCGTCATCAGAACCTACACGCATCTTAGTCACAGCCCTGTAGTGTCGGACATTTGGCCGACCCTCAATTTTGGAGTCAATAATCTCATGTATGAAACATACCTCAAACTCTCAGCCAATGAGCTACACAACCGCTTAACCGAGCGCAAGCTACACCCAGCCGAGATCGAACGCATCAAGGCAGAGGTGGCCGACCTCAAGGAATCCCTGCGTGTAGCCAAGATCACACGCACTCAGCGCAAGGCGGAATGGGACAAGGTGCTGCAACCCCTGCGCTACGAGATCAACAACGCCCGTGTGGGCATGAGATACGGCGGGGAGATTTCTCCCCAAGAACAGCGCCAGCTAGCGTTCAGCGAATACATACGCATCATGGAGAAGCTCGTAGCCATGCTCGATGCCCCATCGAAGGCACTCGATCACACACCCATACAGATAGCCCGTGACAAGGGACTGCCCAATGACGGCGAGCATTGGACTGATTGGATACCCGCACGGGTCAAGGACAAGATCACATTACTGTTCGATGCCGTGCCTGTCGTACCAAGGGGCAAGCGCAAGATACCCTTCCAACGCACGATGCTGCCCCATCAGCACGAGACAGCCAAGGTGAGATTATTGACCAAGACAAGGAAGGAGATGGAGACCCTAGAAAAACAAATACACATCAACCCAACAGACGCACGCATAGACAAGCTGACGCAGATACGCAGAGCCATCAAGATTATTGAGGCACTCGATAAGAACGAAGCTGTACCTGCTACATGGACAAAACTAAATATGGAGGGGGGCTGACTCTTACTATCAACACTACTGTCAACAACTCTTTGGGGAGATTTCTCCCCGAACTGTTCGGCGTGTGGGCTACGCCGAGCACCATCCGCAACCTGCCCAATCAAGGAGAATCAAAATGAAAAGAGAACCACACAGCAAGTTCACCCACGCCATCGTGGATGTGAAGCTCATCGCCACATGGAACGATGGGCAAGTCGAGGACTTGACGCCTCACCTCCCGCCTGATCTGCAAGCCAACATCGAGGAGTATCTGTCCGAGATGGATGACCTGCGTACGCAGAACCCTGCCAACTATTTTATCTAAGGAGAAAGCAGATGAGCAAAGTCAAACACAAAACAAACGCACAACTTATTGGTGACCTTATGTCATTCAGTAAGCAAGGCGTACTCATGCAGGTGTTCATCATCGAGGCTATCGCTAAGTACGCAGAACAAACCAAGGTGTCACCAGCTTGGGCGAATGAGGGCTTCATAAGCGAAGCCGCTTGGCGTGCCTGTGCTGACGAGGCATTGGAGGCGATCAACAACAGGAGTAAGTAATGACATTACAAGAGAAACAGGAGGCAATTCTTTTACTGAAGAAAACGCAGGCTCTCATTAAGAATCTAAATGAGCAGTCACGCACGGATCGCTCGTTGTATGTACTTATGGACGTATACGACGATGTGTTTGAGTATTTAGATTCAATCATTAACAAGCTAGGAGAAAGCGAATGAAATCATGTAGGAACTGCGAACACTCAAGGCACACAGGCAGTTGGAATGTGGGGCTTGCGTGTTTTAAAGGTCAACTAAACAACGGCGTGTCTATGAACAGAAAGGAAAACCAAGCGATGGACGCCCATCTACGGACAGTAGCAGATCGTTGCGAAGATTATCAACCAGAAGGAGAAATCAAATGAGAGTAATCCGTATCCGTATACACGGGAGATACAAAGTCCCATTCGGTAATCCGTTCTCGGCTACCGCTTTAGTCATGCCAGTTGAGTTGTCCGACTCGATGCGTGACGAGGTGCTGAAGAAATACCACGACACGTTCTACGTGTTCAACGCTGGTGACCCAATCGAAGGTGAGCATCGCACATTCGAGGTGGATTCGTACGATGTAATAGATCACATGGAGGTATCGCTAGCCTGAGCAACAGGCGTGTTAGTTAGTCGGGGAGATTTCTCCCCATTTTTTATACATCAAGGAGAAACATATGTTTCAATTCACTAAGTTCGATATCGAAGACTTCATCGACTCCGCAGTCTTCACAATGTTTATCGTGTCCCTTAACAATCGGTACATGGTATACAACGGGTCTCGCAGACGTCTAACAGTATCTGATCCTATCCAAGCAGCCTTCAAGTCACCGCTTGATCTGCTTACCAACGACAACCTTGCGCTGTGGACTCGTACCTCACGCTATCGTGTCAGAGGTGAGGATGCTCTGTTTGCGCCTCATATGGTTACGTACAAGCAGGCTTGTGATGACACTCGCGATCGTTACGACATACATCAGATGATGCGCAGGCTTCTGACACCCAACAGCTTGTCGGATATGCCTCGGCTTATGCGTGGCACGATAGCTAATCGTATTGATTTTGCCGTTGATGCTTTTGCACGCAAGCATGATCCTAGTGCGTATGGGGTTCACACTCCCAGCCCTCACGCTGAGTTCAAGGGCACTCACTGCTACAACCCAGATGTGTTCGGGCTTGTGCGTAGTTCGTTCCAACACTTCGGTCATCTCGTTGCTCGTGCCAAGGCGGGTGATGAGTCCGTTACCGATGACCAGCTAAGCACTGCGTTCTATGACTTGTCGAGTCGTTACAGCGATTCCACTGGCCATATTGAGAATGCGTTTGAGGCTGTTAGTGATATGGATCTAGGCATTGTGCATTGCGACTGCGGTCACTATGAAGACCAGCACAATACGCACGATGTGCGTAACGATACGTGGTGTGAGTCGTGCTTCGATGATGACGCTGTGTACTGCGAGGACAATGGTGAGTACTGGCCTCGTGACGATGCGTTCTACTCTGAGGTTCGTGATGCGTACTACACGTACGATCGTGACAGCGATGACGACAACGAGGATGATGAAGACGACAGCGATCAGCCGATCATGTCGTACTCTACCAATGTCCTTAATGTGCTTGGCAATGAGTCGGGTATCAAGTCGTCTCACTTCGGTGAGTTCACCATGGGCATCGAACTTGAGATGACATCGGGTGAGAGCTACGCTGATTCAGCCGCTGAGTCTGTGCGTAGCCGTCTTGGTTCCTCATACTGCATCATCAAGAGTGACGGCTCGCTACCCTCAAATGGCTTCGAGGTTGTGACTTCTCCGCATGGCTTGGCTACTCACATCGAGAAGTTCAAGACGTGGGAGATCGACCCTGCCTATCGTGCATGGAACACAGGCAAGTGCGGTATGCATGTACACATTGACTCTCGTGCCTTCACGCAGTTGACGCTTGGCAAGTTCTTGATGTTCATCAACAGCAATGGCAACGTTGACTTCATTCGCAAGATTGCAGGTCGTCATCCATCTGTCGATGACCAAGCACGTAGCTACTGTGCAGCAGAGCATCAGTCCATCCTTACCAACCCCAAGAAGGCTGTCAAGGGCAAGTCTGGTGAGCGCTATCGCATGGTCAACATGTGCAACCTCGGTGGTCGTGAGGCACAGCGTCTTGGTCTTAGCATGGACAACAGCTACAACGGCAAGTACAACACAGTCGAGCTACGCATCTTCCGTGCTTCGCTCAAGAAGGAACGTCTGCTTGCACAGATCGAGTTCACTCATGCGTCTGTCATGTTCTGCCGTGTCGCATCGTGGCGTGATCTCAACGGCACATCGTTCGTCAAGTGGCTCAAGACTGTGGCGGGTCAGTACCCTGCGCTAGTCAAGTGGTATGGCGTACGTCAAGTACATACATCCACACCGACAGTCATTGCACCAGCGCAGGACACTTGCTCTGACGCTGTGCCTCCTGTGCCATCTACCCCATGGCAACCCGAGTATACGGAGTTCAGGCATGAGCATGACTACCCGATGCAAATACCCTACGACATCGAGGCTGAGCACATCAGGACATGGGCAAGGCGTAACGATCTGTACTTCCGCTTCGCTCTGTACTCAGGCTCTGAGTATGCGTTCTTCCCATACGGCGATATGGACACCATCAACAGCGGTGATGTCGTGTATATGCGTGTCGACGATCTGTGGGTGATCATGAACGAGTCATTTGCCGACACGATGTCTCATTGCTCGTATGTAGTGTCTGAGCATCAGCCTGCTTAATTCAACAACAACCAAACGGGGAGTTTTCTCCCCATTCTTTTACATCAAGGAGTTTTATTATGTGTCTCATTATTACTGGTCAGTCTTCCAAAGTTCGTTCAACCTTGCTCGATACACACGGGCTACTGAGCGACATCTTCACAGCCAACCCTGACGGCATTGGCTTCATGTATGGCTCAGCCAAGGGTCTCAAGGTCACCAAGACTTTGCCCAAGAATCTTGGCGATGCTACTGCATTCATTCAGCGCCTGCCTCAAGATGATCGTGAGATTGCTATTCACTTCCGCTGGACTACACACGGCAAGACCGATATGCTCAACTGCCATCCATATGATGTGATTCCTGGCTTCATTGCCATGATGCACAACGGCGTACTGCATACAGGAAATGCTGCTGACAAGAACAAGTCAGATACGTGGCACTTCATCAATGACTACTTGCATACCGCTGTGTCTGCGTCACCTGAGCTTGTCTACGATGCGGGCTTCGTGGCTATGATGGAGGAGTTCATTGGCAACAATCGTTTCGTGTTCATGAATGGCGAGGGTCGTATGCAGCACGTCAACTTCGATCAGGGCATCGAGCACGACGATATGTGGTTCAGCAACACGTACGCTTGGACTCCATCCCGTCTTATACCCAGCTACAAAAGCACGACGGCACTCAAGTCATACAGCTACAAAAGCTCGTACGGCAGCTACATGGACGACGAGTACGACGAGATGTACGACTACAACGCAAGCTTCGGCGTCTATCCCCGCAGTGTCAGCGCACACAGCGCCAACTACGACGAGACAGCGTACGACTTTCCAGATGACGAGGATGGTTTCGTTCGCCCTGACGTTGATGATCTTGCCATGGCTTTGACTGAGTGCGATATCGAGACTGTAGAGATCTGGCTCAGTGAGATGCCTGCGTACACAATCACTACGCTACTGCACGCTTTCGAGGCTTCGCCTCTGAGCTACACACATCGTGTCGACTTGTGCGTACCCGATCAGATGATCTACGATATGTTGATGGAGGGTGATGCGTCTGGTGTCATCAGTGCCGCCACCAAGTCGTACCATGCTGCGACTAGCATTGCCGAGGTCATCTGCTACTACCTGCAATGGGATGTACGCAAGCCTGTGTCGTTCAAGCCAGTATTGCCTGCACTGCTGACTTGATGTGTAGCGGGGGTTCGCCCCCGCATTTTTAAGGAGAGCGCTATGAGAAAGACAGGATGGGATCCACCACCCTTGATGCAAGATGACCACGGGGGGCTGAGCCAATGGTTTGCTACACGCCCTGATGCTCGATATGTTTTTAAACGTAACCAAAGGAGAGAGAAGATGAAGTACCGAGTACAAATAGTTATGTCCTACTGGCAGACAGTAGAGATCGAAGCCGACAGCCGTGCCGATGCTGAGAACCGAGCGCTGTATGAGTTTGATATTACCAAGGCACGCATCGGTGATGGTGAGGTATATGACGCAGAGTTAATCGAAGGAGAAAGCAAATGAAAGTTAAAGACAGCATTGCGCTACACCTGCGCTGT